CCAGTAAAACCTTTAGGATTTGGGTGTCTAACTCTTCTATGTGAAAAATGCTTATGAAGAATTTTCTCTTTCGACCTATCTCCTGGCATAATAAGAATAGTCTCAAGGTTCTCACTTCCTATTTGAAATGATCTTATTCTATCAATTGGATTGCACGAATAACCTATTTTATATAGGTCGGCCTTTTTGTCTTTAATTACGTAAACCATTTTTATCGCCAAGCAGGTCCAGTAAACCAGGCCACCAACACCCAGCGTGTACCCCAGATAGGCGCACGCGCACGATGCTCGATGTAGGATGGAAACCAGCAGCCTGCTCCTTGCTCGCGTATGAACTGAGGATTCACCATATCAGCCTTGGCCTGCAACCCTCCACCGATATATTCCTCTGGCGCGGACAGGTTGACCACCGCAGTCAGCTTGCGAACTGGTGCTTCGGATGTGTAGGTGTCGTAATGCCAGGAGAACTTCTGTAGTGGGCGGTATCGCAGGATCTGCAACTGTTGGATGCCCTGGATGTCGAATCGCCATTGCTCGGCATTGATGCCCTCCGTAATCTCTCGCATCACATTGTAGATCCATTCGTAATGTTTGGCGAAAGGTATCCAGCACGATGAGCAGGTTCGCGTACGCGATACCGTACGGGTCACACCATCCTTCGACAGCACTGGCGCACGCTTCATCCCGATCACTTCTGCATCCTGGCGCAGCATCTCGCACTGCGTTTTGGTTAGGACATAGCGATCTACTGAAGCGGTTAATACCTTCTGCTTAAACTCGTTCATTTGAGTTCCTCGCATAGCTCCAGCAACGTCTTGTTTAGTGCGTACTCGAAACAAGCCATCTTGTCTTTAGCTAAGTGCTGACGGCCAGCCTTTGCCAACGCCTCGTAAAGATCATCGTCAATATCGATCATTACCCTTACGGCTTTTTGCTCCAATGTTTTTACCAGAGTTATCTTTCTGTCTTTCTTTTTCATAGGTCCAGTTCCTTTTTTATGTAGTCAATCAATTTGAAGATGATGTACAACGCACAATAGATTGCCGACAAAGTCAGCGAACTGTAAAGCACAAACCAACCGATTACCCAAACAACTCCAGCCAGATCAAGTAGGCAGAACATAGTCGTTTTCCCTTAGTTTCCTTAACAGCGTTCTATTGTCGATCTGCACCCCGCTGGCTCTGCACCACCAAGAAACAACGCCAGTCTTAAAGTCACGCAGCAGCTTCTGTACTTCGTGCGAGTTCTTATACTCCAGCGCATCGTTGAGTGGCACGCCTTGGTGGCCTTTAACAATCTTCATACCCTTAACCATCCCTCGCTTGCGTAGCATCCGCAGGTCGCGGATAGCTTGGAGCGCAACCTCCCCAGCCAACTGCTGCACCCTATCATCGTAATCACCGCGACATAGTTGGGTTGACCTCACCGACCCAGCTCCACCAGCTTCGCTTCGTCTTCTTTAATCTGGTTAGCTAACTTGGTTAGATCGTTTGACTGCCCAGCGTAATGAATAATCATTGCATCCTTGTGGCGGTCCAAACCAAAGTGTGACTCCACGCTAGTCATACAATTGAATGACGGGTCAAGCTCGGTTAGCGGGATGTTCCATAGGTGTGCCATCACGTTGAGCCAGGTCTGCTCGGCAAAGTGGTTTGGGTGTAGTCCAATGGGCGGCATTGATAGGATACCAACGGCCTTGGTATGAACTACGAACACGCCAGTGTTGACGTAGAACTTAGGCTCGATTACACCGCCGAAAGCTCCAGCCAGCTTCACCATATCTGGCTTGCGATCCAAGTATGCTCCCTCGTCAAAGGCACAGAATACCCCAGCGTCATCGGATAGCTTGGGGCAATCGGCTGCAATCAAAACATCAGCGTCAACGAATGTCACCTGGTCATAGCCCTTAGTTGCCATAATGTTTCCAATCGCTGACTTGGAGTATTGGGCTGGATGAGTAAGAGGCTTGTCAATTAGAATGAAGTCAGTGCTGTGGCGTTTGCAGTACGCCTCCATCCTCGGCCTAGTCAGATCAATAATCTTCTGCCAATCCTCACCGAACGATTGTGTTACTAATGCTTGTTTCATTTTTTTAATTGATATGCCAATGATTTTTGAATTACATATTCAATCACGGCTTCCTTATCTTTTTTTAACAAATCTAATCCAATCTTAAACAAGGCTGCCTCAGTCTCTTTATCGTAAGACACATCGACAATAACTGCCTTTGGGGCTGGTCTTGACTTGCCAAATTTTATAGTTCCTATTTTCATTTTACGTTCTTCCATATTTTGCCATGCTCATCCAGCGCGGATGACCAGATCATCATCTTGTTGTAGATGCTGTAGGCGTAGCCAAACCTCATCAGCGTGAGGCTAATCAGATCACCGATCTGATAACAGATCCAAGACAAGGCCAACTTCATTCCCTAGGATACCTATTGTTTCCATCGTGATCGCAGAACTTCTGGAACGATTTCTCTGTTTCAGATTCATCGCTGTCGCTTGCTTTGTCTCCATAGTTTGAGTAAAGCCAAGGGCGAGGCTTGCTGAAAAACTCATCCCAATCTTTGTCTATCTCTTCTTGTGTTTTGTTCATAGTCTTGGTACTTCCTTTTTGATTTGTGCTAACACGAAGAGCGACCTTACCAACGCACGCTCAAGATGGTCAACACTTGTTTCGCCGTTATTATCTGGACAAGGTGAGGACTTGTGCAGTTGCATCTGTGCTGTGGCTAGGTGGCGTACAGCTCGCGCAATATGGTAATCGTGGGTCGGCCTATCCTTAACAAGCCAATCGCCATATGCGGACTTATCCGATCCCTTACCCATCACGCGCCAGACTATCTCCTGCGCGGCATTGCCCATCTCTTGGATTGTTGGTGCAGTCATTTTGCAAGCCTCCTATAAAATTCGTCCAGTAATCCTTCTAGCCATAAGACATCTGCTGGGTCGATCACAACTTCATCCCAGGAGGTGTGTAACCTTTTACCCAAGCCCACACTTTCTGCATCGCGCAGAAGGCAATGCCAGCTTGGTAGAGTTCGTCTTCGTCCCACACCTTCGTCATCAGCTTGGTAGCATCGTTTGATGCTAGGACCACCGACACGCAGGCACACTTGGGATTCTCGCTTGCATTCCTATACGCCCAAAGCTGGGCGCAATCTGTATCGTAGAAAGGATCGTACTTAGGATTAACCTTACGATTCTTTAGGTCGATGATAGCGTCACCAACACCGCGTAGCTTGACGTAGGCATCACACCTTCCCGCATAGCCTGCGCCGACAAGACCCTTTTCGCACCAGTAGGTTTTCTCAATGTTTGCATCGGCCCACTTCTTAAAGGTTTCAATGTACGGCTTGAGGACTTCATCTTTGGAAGGAGAACGTCCCAAGAGGATGTTTTCCATTTCCGTGTGCATTTTCGTGCCGTGTTCAGCTGCCTTCGTTGTTGATTCTTTAGAGTCCTTAACCACTCTTCGAGCGTAGTTTTCGAGCGTTTCATCTGCCTCCTTCGGAAGTGTAAGCGAGGACATAATGGCCTGCTCAATCTTCCACGCCGTCAATTGCGGCTTATCCATAATGCCAAGCACGCTGGTTACGGATGGGTACAATCCCATCTGGCGCGCATCGGCTACGGTTGTGTTTCTTTCTTTTCCGTTCTTGCCAATCACAACGTGGGCGGATTCACCCTCGGCTGTGTACCAATGTCCCGCCTGGTCAGTAGCGACCAGACGGGAATTAGTAGGCTCTTTCGCTGTGATTGTAAGAGCCATACAATTTAGAACGGAACTTGGTTGCCGTCTGCGTCCACCTCGACCTTAGTGGCCGTGGACTTGCCAGCAGCGGTAGCAAACTCCTTGGATGCGCGAATCTTCTCCTGCAACCAATCGGGCATATCGTTGAACTGACCAGCCTCACCCTGCTCGATCTCGTAGTACAACTGATCGTTAGTGGTGGTAGCTGGTGCTTTCATGCCCTTGGGGAGTTTGGATGCACCTGCGATTGCGCAGTATTGCCGACCCTGCTGGCTGGTCTTGTGGATCAACGTCAGCATAGCTGGCTTACCCAATAGGTTCTTCAAGCTAAACGCCTGGAGTTCCTTGGAGGTAAAGGTCTGACCGCGCCATTGTTCGAGAAGCTTTCGAAGGCTTGCTTTCTCGCCGAGGCTGCGGGTCTGCTCGATGGAAACGACCATAGGCTTTTGGACTGTGGTGCGTTTGCCATTCTCCTCGACCTCAAACTCATCGGTTTGATCGGGCAACTCGAAGGTCAAGCGGACTTTAGGTGTCCACTTCTCTTGGTTGTCCCAATTAGTTTTCTGGTGGCCTAGGTCAACTAGGCTGTAAAGAACGCCAACAGTTGCGCCAGCTTCGGGCAACTTGCGTTCCATCTTCTGCGATTCACTTATGGTTAGTGCCATTGTAGTATCTCCTTTATTTGTTTGGGTTTAGTTTTGGTTGTATGTATGGGGTAAGTTCGTCTTGATTGTGTACCCAAAATCCAGCACCGACTGTGGTTGACATAGGATTGCTGGGTACATATTCAATCTTCACATTTGCAGGCGCGATCTGTCGAGCTAATTCGCACACGCTGTCAGCGGTCAGTATGACTAGCCATTCCTTGCGTCCATTACGGCGGAAAAATACTGCTGGGATCTTGCCCTTCGGACAATCCCGCTTGGATTGCTCCATCCACTCTTCGGGTTTTAATGCTTGGCAACGCTTGCCTTCGATATGAAATGGGAAGTTCTCGCAGACTACATCACCGCTACCACCCTCTGGATTGCCTGCGAACTGTTGGCTACGGCGAGCCTTCTGCCAGCCCTGCTCTCGTAGGTAGTTCGCTAATTCTCTTTCACCCGCTGCGCCT